TGGTTAGCAATGACATCAAAAGCGTAAGTCCGAGAATCACTGGAGTCTGTATTTATAGCCATGTTATTCCTTATATTTAAGTATGTAGAGTAGTTAGCTTTACTGAAACAGTGAAGGATAAGAAACATTAGGTGCCAACCTTTTCTATTGCCAACCTCATCCACCTGTTAAATGTTTCAGTTAACCTGCATCTTATCCCATTCACCATTTCCTAGAAATTTATATCTAGTAAGAGGTTATTCCGTAGGGAAATTTTTGGTTGCCTCTATTGCAGCAGCCATTGTCTCAACGGCTTGTTCAAGAGCAACCTCGGGGCTTTCGTGATATACCTTTATTCTGGGCTTTATTTGGCCCTTTGAATCCATACAGAATTCAACGCAAGATGCGTTACGAGGCATAACCTCAACTTCTTTAGAAACCATATTACCTTCGGCATCTAAGATTTCCTTTACATGCATTATAGGGCTTGAGTTCAAGGCTTGCATTTGCTGAGCTGCAAGTTCCTGATCAACGCCCTTTCCCTTTTTTTCTGCCATTATGCTTCTCCTATTATTGTGTTTACTTGGTTACATAATTCTAATTCTACATCGCTGATGGGGTTCTTCATAGAAAGGGCCATCATTTCAACATATGCTTCCATTAAAGAAACTATGGGCGGTGTAAATCTCATATCATGGGCTAAGCCTTCAGCATCAAGAGCTACTAAAAACTTTATGCAAGCTTCTAATAGTTTTAACCTAACAGAGGAAAGCCCATCACCGGGATCTAATTTATTTGCTTGGTCAAAAAGCAAATTTAAATAGTCAATATCAATTGAGTTCTTCATTATTTACAATAGGTATTTTACTTAGTAGTTGTTTTAGTGTTTCCTCGGTATCCTCTGGATTAGTTTCAATTTCAATAGCATTGCCTTTAAAGTTTAAACAACCCTCTTCAACTTCAACCTGTTTAAACTGAAGCATATCTCCTGCTTCATTATAATAGTCCATCATAGATACTAATCCAAATCTTCCATCAATAATAGTACCGTCTTCAAGACGTTCTGTGTTATAAACAATCAGGTGAGGGGTCATAAATTCTATTGAATTAACGGGCTCCCCCGATTGGTCTCTCATTTTCGTTATCAGCATTCGTTTCTCCTTTTTTTTCTAGTGCAATTATTAATAACAATTTACAATTCTTTTAATCTACTTTTACTCCCCATACATAGCCTCCTTATGTTTAATATAAGTGCCTAATAAGGGGCCTACTTCCCAATCCCCAATTTCCCCTACCCCCAAATCAAGAGGGTCTGAATAATCAATCCTTTGAACCCCCCAATTGGTAGTAGCCGATACTCTAATTGACCATATGGGATTAGGGCCATGATTTTTCACCTTCCCCCTCGCAGTAACATAAGGTTCCCCATTATTGTATTGCATACTGCTGTAATAAACACTGACGGTTACAACACTTAGTTCTATTTCCTCTTCTGCTTGAGCCTCTTCGTAGCCCGTAATAGCATCTACAATGTCTTCACAACCCGAGCAGATCAATATAACAAAGGTAGCTAGAAGAGCCAGTTCTGACGTTAGTTTTTTCATTTTATGATAGTCCATATTATATAATTGAATATATCTGGTGCTAATTAAAAAGTTTTTAGATCTTTTAATAAAATTAATATCCTGACTAATATTTGAATAATGATACAACTCTCAGACAATATTATTAAATATTTCAATAGTTTAACTAAGAAGGAACTGACAATTTATTTGATGTTCGCTCGTTATATCACAGAGAAATCGGGGATACCCTTGGACCACCTACCCACTATAACCCACCAGACAGAATTAGAATTTTCCTGTTCGATCGCCCGATTAGTCGAACAAAAATTAATAGCAATCGAACAAACTAAAGAAAACGTTCAATTAAAAGACCAGCTTTCAGGAAAAAGTACCCTTCTTACATTAAAAGATAAAAATCGAACTGGAGGCGAACAGCATTATATATTATATATAATAAATAAATATAAAGATAGTAAGACTTCTAAAGGTTTAATAGGACTAAAAAGACAGGAGCGAAACATATATAATATTACATTAAGATTTAAAAGAGTCTTAGATAAAATATATGATTTAGATGCTAAGCGGCGACGAGTTGAGTTAGTAAATTATTTTGCTGACGAACTCAATACATTATATGGACGGGGGGTTGTAGTCACACCCGAATGGCGGAGGGCTCAAATTTCATGTGCTGGACGTATTTTAAGAGAACACAATTTTACTTTAGGGGAATGGAAAGCAGCCATATCTTATTTTGTAGAACAAGACTATTGGAAGGATAAGTTAAAATCTTTAAAGCAGATAGAATCAAACATTCACCAATATGTTGCTAAACATAAAAAGAAGGCAAAGCAAAAGAGAGTACGAGTGATCAAGTAGAAAAAGAGAATTGTATATTTAATTAAATGGGAAGACTTAGAAAGAGATATAAAAAGGAAAGAAAAGGAGACGGCCTCTATAGGTATTATTGTGACGCTGGAGTCTATGAAGCAAACTCTATGGCCGCTCTTATGTTTGAAATTATTAAGCATAGAACACTACATTTAATTAAGGATGGAAAATGGAAGGATTAGTAGAATTTAAATCCCATAGGGAATATTGTAAATATCTTAAGAAGAGGAAGATTAGGTTTGGACCCTTTTATGAGGTAGACCCAAAAGAAACCCCTATTTCTAAAGCTTCGGGAAACTACGACTCTCCCTCGAAAATTATGAAGAACAATCTTTATCAAGTATCTATATTCGAGGCCACAATTGACCCCGATCATGATTGGCCTGAAATGTGGCACTTATCAATTAAGAGACTTGATAGGAATGCTTTCCATGATTGGAGAGATATGCAATTAATTAAAAACAATATTATTGGACCAGACAATGAGGGAGTAGAATTATTCCCTATGGAACGCAGGCTCGTTGACTCTGCTAATCAATATCACTTATTTATATTAAAAGAAAAATTAGTTCCTTTTCCCTTCGGTTTCACAGAAAGGTTGGTTGACGACGGAGAAGCTTGTGGAACAAAACAAAGACCTTGGAGGAAAAGAGAAAGACCGGAGGATGCCACTCATATGACAGACGAAGAATTACTAGAAAAAGTAAAAACAAGTGCAGAACACTGGCACCCCTCAGTAGCAGATGACAAAACAGAAGATTAAAAAATATTTGAAGCTTTGGGGCTTCAAGGAGACCGATTATGAATCCACATACCAGCAGCTCGGCCTTTCTCCGACCATTATTAAACATATTGAAAAATATATTGATAGTTTTCCTACTCCTCGGGGGTTGGCTTTTATTGGTAATGCTAAGGTTACTACCAAGACAATGGGAAGAACGGTTGAACACCTTCTCAGAAAAGGGCGTTTTAAAAATAGAGTCAGCATTATTGACATTCCAAGCTACCTTCTTAGAATCAATACTCTGGATTTCCAAGAGAGGTCGAGTATGGAAGCAAAAATGGAGGAAGATCTGGTTAATTCTGACCTCGTAATTCTTCAGGAGATAGGCTTGACTCGTTGGAATGAGTTCCAGCAAACAAAATTATATACTATTATACACGAGAGATATTCTAGGGAACTGCCTATTTTCGTTACCGTTTCTTGTGATATAGATGATTTGGAAGCCTTTATAGGTAACTCAAACTTTTTTAGAATAGAAGATAGTTGTGACTTTTTAGAGTTATAGATGCCAGAAAAACTACCACAAAATCCAGAAGCTGAAGCCGTTGTATTAGGCTTAATGATAATAAGCAAATCTTGTTTAGCGCAGGGCATGAGTCTTTTATCAAAAGAACACTTCCACAAAAGGTCACATGGCTTGATTTTTGTGGGGATGGAAGGACTATTTCAATCTAGTAAAGATGTAAGTCTGGTTTCATTGACAGAACAACTAAAAAGTACTAATAGTTTAGATGCAGTAGGGGGTCCTTTAAAATTAGCCGAATTAACTGAAAGCTCTATTTCAGACACAGAATTAGATACTTATATCAGCATCCTCCAAGACAAAGCAATCAAGCGGAATATAATTCTTGCTGCAGATGATATTATGAAAAAGGGTTATGAAGATGTAATGGAGCAAGACTCCTATTTAAAACATACTATGGAAACCCTTTGGAAAGCCACACCTTTTTATTCTAGTGCAATTAGGGTTATTAGCTCAGGAGAAATGACTGAGGCCCGTAGAGCAGACTTTATTTCTAGGAGAGATAAAAAGATTATCAAGTTCGGGTGGGAAAATTTAGATAAGCTTGTAGCAAACGGAATGTCACCTGGTGATATCAGCGTACTTGCTGCAAGACCCGGATTGGGCAAGTCTTCTCTTAAAACTAATATAATATTAAATTTGTTAGAGGGTGGCTATGGGGTAGTAAATTTTGGAATTGAACAAGGCTTTAGAACCGAGCAAGACAGATTAGAAGCCCTGATGACCAAGATTCCCCTAACCGAGATTCTTCAGTCTTACGCTTGGAAAGCCGAAGACTATAGACTTGATTTAATAAAAAAGGCAAATCACCGACTAGATAAGGAAATGAATTATCATATTATTCCTTCACGGTCTATTTCTGTGGCAGATGTCAGGAGCGTTTTATATCAAATAAATCAACATTCAAAAATTGATGTAGTGTTTTTTGACCTATTTGATAAACTAATAGATGTTAATGTTAGTGTTAATAAAGCTCAAACCGTAGGGGTAAAATTGGGGGAAATGGCAAGAATGGCCGAAGAATTTGATTGTCATATTTGTTGTCTAGTACAGATCAATAGACAAGTTGAGAAGAGGTCGGACAAAAGACCCCAGCTAAGTGATTTAAAAGACTCAGGCAACTACGAAGAAACTGCTCGATTGGTAATGATGTTGTATAGAGAGCGATATTATTTTCAAGATTCTTTAAATGATGAGATGGAAATTATTATTTCTAAACAATCAAATGGACCAACCGGTACTGTAAATATGACTTTTAACGAGGAAATATTAGCCATTACACCAGGAGAAGGAGGATTAGAGTTCTAATGCACGTATTTAAAGGACATAATATAAACCCCATATACAGGGATCTTATTAAGACCATAGCGAGTGAGGGGAAATTAGAGGCAAAGACTCGAGAGCTAACCGGTATTCATATATGTTTGGAGGACCCAACCCAGTCCTTATTATATTTAAAGAAAAATTGGAAGTGGTGTTTTCAAGAATTATTTGATAGAATGTCAGGAATATTTATGATGCAAGAGTACGCCAATCCAGGGCTGGCCTATAAATATAGGCCAGCCTGGAGAAGGAAACTAGAAAAAGAGGGAGGCCGATTTGACTATGCTTACGGTGAATGTTATAACTCACAAGTTCCTGCCGTAATTAATCAATTAAAGAAACAAAAAACTTCAAGAGAAGCTATTATAAATATGTGGAGGGCTGACTATCTTCACTATCAACGGGATTTCAACCGAAGACCTTGTACTCTTGTCCAGCATTTTATAATAAGAGATAAAAAATTACACTGTTATGTAAATATGCGGACTAATGATGTAATAAACCTGTTACCCTATGATATTTTCCACCACACATTTTTACAGAGATATATAGCCCATTGTTTAGGTATAGAGGTCGGACCATACTATCATTTTGCTTCCCATATGTACTACCCCAAAAAAAGGGAGAGAGATGGAAGAAACTTTATCGAAAAACTTTTATTCACTCTGGATAATGTTTGTAGTGAACGCTGGGAGATTCTTCCTACTAAGTTTAACACAAGAGTACTTACGGAGGATTTTTTAAAAGCCTATGGAATACTATATGAGGGCCATGATCCCGAGTCTTTTATCAAGTCTCCCCTCATTAAAAATTTAGTAAATTTTATACTAGACGGTGACCTTAATCAAGAATATAACTATCTAAAAGCAAGAAAGTAGAAGAAAAAGTAGTTGCATCAGATATTATATTTGTAATATATTTTTATATTACAAACACTTGACAATTAGCCGGAGTTGCAAATGACAAACGAACGAGCTTTACAACTAGCAGACAAATTTTTAAAAAAGAACGATTCCCAGGCTTTCGAGGAGCTCTGGAGCTCAACAGTCAATATGGTAGAACCGTACAAGTACTTTGACCCAACAGGGGCAAGGGACCAAGAAGACTTCCTTCAAGCTACTCGAGTTGGTCTATGGCAGGCCCTCCAAACTTTTAAAGAGGGTAAGGGGTCAACCATATTAACCTGGATTAGAATGCGGATGACTCAATTGATTATAAAAGAATTGAGGGCTATCAACCGTACCACCCGCTTGGGTTATAAAGTTAGTCTAGATACCACTATTCATGCCCCTCATCAAGATATGACTCCTTCCGTAGAGAGAATGATCTATCAACAATTAGTTTCTAGCGATAGTTACCAAGCTGCTACCCTTGAATGGTCTGAAGAATTGTATTGGACTATTGTTGCAGACGTAGAAAGAAGATTAAAAAGGAATATACGATTAATAAAAGTTTTCAGAATCAAATTAGCTTTCCCTCACATATCCAGGAATACAATAGCTAGAATGTTAACAATTTCCAGACCAGCCATATCGGGGTATTTTGAAACAATTAGAAATTGCATTGGGCTCGCCACTACAAAATATGCACTTTAATATCAATAATAGCTATACTGCTGTTGTTGGTAAAGTAAGCCCAGAAGAATCTAAGCTTATTAATGAGTGGTGTACTAAAGAGTATACCTACTATGGGCTAGATTTCTCTCAACGCCCTCCCCGAAGAATGAAGAAGACTGATAGTATTAGATATTTTAATTATGCTAAATTCCCTGCGGGTTGGACAGGTAAGTTTATCCAGAAATTAAAGGCTAGAGAAGTTCCTATAACTTGGACGGATTGCAGAGTAAAGCCCAAATCAGAGCCCTTACCCATGATGATTACTCAAGGGCTTAGTATTCCAAAGCTTAGAGACTATCAAGAAGAGGCCCTAAGTAAGATTCTAGAGCAGGGTAGGGGCATTATTCATCACGCAACGGGTGCAGGTAAGACAATTGTAATGGCTGCAGCCCTTAGAGACTTAAACCTCAATTCAATTATTATTGTACCTACGCTAAATCTATTACATCAAACTGTAGAAGAACTAAAGAAGATGTTGGGAGAACACCGAGTAGGTCAAATTGGAGACTCAGTATGGGAGCCTGCACAATTTACAGTTTCAACTATCCAGTCCCTATGGTCAAAATTAAAAGCGAATGATCATCAATTATCTTTAATATTTAAAGAGGGTGATGTATTAATAATAGATGAAGCCCACCATATTAATATTGGAGGCAAAGGAAAAATACAAAATACCTATTTCAAGATTGCTCAACAATTAGATTCCTATTATAAAATAGGGCTTACCGCTACCCCCGGAGATGAGGGTAGTTTAGATAGAGAACTATTAGAGGCTGCTACGGGTAGGGTCCTCCATCATGTAAGTAGTAGTTTATTAATTGAGCGGGGCCTATTAGCAAGACCCGAAATTCAAATGTATAGAATTACTCCTATCCAGCGCTACTCGGATTGGCAAGCAGCATACAAACAGAATATATTAAGGAATGCAAAAAGGAATGCCTTAATATGTAGGTTGGCTAGACAATATGCTGGAGAAGGAAAATCAGTATTAATTACTGTTACTCGAGTAGCTGAACACGGGGCTGTATTAAAAGAGATGATGCCTGAAGCAGTATTTATGTCGGGTTCAACTGACAGTAGTTTAAGAATAGAATATATAAAAGCTTTTAAAGAAAAAAAGACCCCCATCATGATTAGCACAGTAGTTAACGAAGGGGTCAATATACCGGCGTTAGACGTAATTATTTTAGCGGGCGGGGGGAAGTCAATCAAACAAACTGTTCAAAGGATTGGTCGGGCTTTAAGGAGGGCTGAAAATAAGTCTCTTGCTACTATTATTGATTTCTTTGATGCTGATAGTGGAATGCTACAGCGTCACTCTAGGGCCCGATTAAAAGTTTATAAATCTGAACCTTCATTTGATTTAAAGAAAGAAATAGATGCATCGTGATCCACAAACAGGCGCAGTTCATATGGTTCTAGAATATCGGTGTGAAGGAAATCCCCCCTTTATAGTACCCCCCGACCAAGTTCAGATGTTACCTGATGCATTCTTTAAAGCTGCTTGCTTTGGATTTGCTATTTCTCTAAACAAAGATTTAATCTTGACTAAAGATACTACTGAAGTTGACTTAGGACTAGAATTGAAGGTTCCCACTAGAACAGCCCTATTTCATTTAGGGTTATTAGATAACACTCGAGATTACGTAATTGATAAGCAAAATGAAGAATTTTATAAAGTGAAGTTATATTTTGATAAAGATAAATATGAAGAAGGGAAAAAGTTTAAGAAAGGAATCCCTGCTTTAAAGATACTTCCACTACCTAATGAGAAATTCAGCTTTAGATACAACAGGAGAAGTTAATGGAAAAGAGAAACAAACTATATGGCCGTATTTCTATTTATGTGCCAAAACATGAGAGGAACTTTATTAATATTTGTGAACAATATTGTAAAGATGAATATCAAATGCCTTTCTCTGGTTTTGTTTTGATGTGCATGAAAAGCTTTGTTAATGGATTAAATAGGGAAGAAAAAAAGAAATTTGAAGAGAAGGCTTGGAAATTAGCTCAGCTAGAAAAGCCAACTGTTACAGATTTTGTAGATAAATTTATTAAACACAACTAGGAGGTTGTATGGAGAATCTATCTAAAGAGGATATAAGGAATATTGTTGATTCCCCCTCTTTAAATTCTGCTGAAATAGTAAAAATAATAAAGGAGGAGCTGGATATTGATATTGACCCAGACGTTTCTAGAGAAGAAATGGTTGTGGAAATATTCAATGCCTATCAAATGGCTCTTGCTACTATTGAAGCTAAGACAGCAGAAATTAAATTAGAAGAAGAAGAAAAAAAGAAAAGAAACCCCTCTCACACTGCTAAGAGAGAATCTAAAAAAGACCGTATCATAATTCTTGTAAAGGAGGGGAAATATCAAGAGCATGAAATAAGACAAATGTTAGATGAAGAGTATGGGTGGCACTTACTAGGTAAAACCCATAAAACTAGGGTTTCTAGAACTATGAGGGAATTAAAAGCCTCAAATAACTTAGATAAAACAGCTGATGGGATTTTAAAATATGTTGATAATTCTTGAAGGAATTGACTGCTCGGGCAAGGGCTGGCTGGCAGATCGCCTATTAAAAAAAGGCCCACAACCTATGGTATACCTGAAACAAGGTAGTAAACCTAAAAATAAAGATGTTACAGAACGAACTAGATTACAAATAGCATATGAAGCTATGTTAAAGGCCTATCTTCATGAGCTTGAACCAAGGGGCTGTAATGCAATATTTGATAGGTTTTATCCTTCCGAGTTGGCTTATGCTGAAACGATGAGGGGGTATGATCCTTGGTCGGGTAACAGTTTTCATACTCTTGAGACTTCTATCAATAGTATGGAACACGCTTTAGTCTATGTACAGACTCCAAAAGAGATCATTCTAGAGCGAATGGATTCTCGAGGGGAAGATTATATAGAAGAATCAGACTTAGATGATATAATGAGAGGGTATGACACTTTTATGAGAAAAACCTCAATCAAAAATGTTTTTAGATATAAGGCTGAGGAGACCACCCCCAGTGAATTAATTGATTCTATTTTTAACTCAGAAGAACCTCGTTATGGGGCATGGAGGCCAGACGAAGAATGATCTATGATTTTGTTACCCCGAATATTATAAGATGTAATAATTTTCTACCTCAATTTACCAAAGATTTAATTTGGGAGGATTTATGGGCAAACAAAGACAATTTTGGTATACCTCAGTGGAGAAAGTCAAACGTTCAAGGTCAAAATGAGGCTGAAAATCACACGCATTTATGTGGAGGGAAGGATTGGTGGGACAAAGAAGCCCCTAACATAAATAAACTTCCCGATTGGGTATTACACCAGGGACTAATGTCATGGATAGAAGAACAGCAACCAAAGTCTGTCTTTCATTTTTTACCAAAATTTGAATGGTTATGGTCAGTACATGCTATTTGCTATAATCGCGCGGGCTACTACAATTGGCACCAAGACCATGTAACCCTCCTCAATGGAAAAACCTGGTGCAATAATATTTTTACAGCTAGTGTTGTTTTACAACAGCCCAGTCCCTTAGAGGGAGGAGAGGCTCTTTTTATGGATGGGGGAATACATGTAGAACCGCCTAAAGACAATGTAATGTATCTTTTCCCCTCTTATATTCCACACGCTGTTAAAACTCTAAGGAGTGAGGAGGATGTAGCCTTTGACCAACAAAGATTTAGTATTCAACTTTGGCTTGGTTTTGATAACCTGGAGGGGGGTAGTTCTTCTCCTCGTAGTGGATTAAAAGGACCTCATTTAGAAACTACAGTTATAGAAGGAGGAGAGAGATACCTATGAGTTTGAAATTTAAAAAGCTTCACCCTGACGCAAAACTACCAACGAGAGCCCATCGCACTGATGCAGGAATGGATGTATATACTATTGAAAATGTAACAGTTCCTCCCCGAGGCGATGCTATAACAGGTTTGGGGCTGGCTTCTGCTTTCCATGATGATCATGCTCTATTGGTTTTTAATAAATCAGGTAGAGCTACTAAACTAAAATTAGATAAAGGGGCTGAAGTTATTGATTCCGGCTATAGGGGAGAGATACATGTTCATTTATTCAACCATTCAGATGAGCCGGCAGTTATTAAAAAGGGTGAAAAGATTGCTCAATTATTATTAGTGAAAATATGGAATGGTCAGCCTGAAGAAATAGATTGGATTGATGAACATGAATGGGATGATCAGACTGAAAGAGGTACCGGCGGCTTTGGATCTACAGGAATTAAATAAGTGTTTGTCCAGGTTACCGGCAAGAACCTGACCGAGCTGTGGTTCAATCTACTAGTTCATACTTCTACGGGACAACAGTCAGAATATTATTATCCATCAATGTATTCAAGACGTGTATATGGGTTTACTGAAGGAATCCACTTTGATGAAGACATTATGGAAAAAGATTTTTATAAGTACTCGGGCTATAAGAAAGAATATAAGCTTAACAGGCTCAGAGAGGGTTATTTTTCACCAAAAGTACAAAAACAGTACGACCTCCTATGTTCTCACATAAGGGAACTCCAGCCACGACAATCTCGTGGTCTAATAACTTTTTCTGAGCCTGCTTTCAACAGAACTGACCGGCTTAAATGTCTAGATAGTTTATTTATTCAAAAAAGTACAATGACCTCCTATGAGGGGTTAATAGTATTCCGAAATACAGAGATTTGGCCAAAAACTTATATGGATTTTGTATTTCTAAATGACCTGTTAAAGGGGTTTGTAAAATATAGAGTCAAGTGTATTTTGTTTTCCTGCTTTATGACCTCCTGTTTTATCAATATGCATCAAGCCCCAACCGCAGCTATGATGATGCGTAAATATGGTATTACTTCCTGGAATAAACATTTTAAAGAAATGCTCATAAAATTTGATGAAAAATTTGGTGACCCAAAATGTTTAGAAACTATAAAAATGCAGTGGATTAAGCGAGTACTAACCCGTACTTATAAACTCCTTGAAGTAGATGGGGTTGATTTAGAGATGTTAATTAATGGATGAGATTCAAGGGTGGTTTGATAGCCCCAAGTTATATACACGAATGGTAAGCAAATACCCAAAAGGACATTTTGTTGAGATAGGCGCATGGCTTGGTTCCTCTACCAGGTTTATGGGGGAACTAATAAAAGAAGATGGAAACAAAATAACTTTTGATGTAGTAGACCACTTTCAGGGTAACCCTGATCACGACTATCAACAAAAAATAGTTAAGTTATATAAAGGGTCTGTTTATAAACAATTTGAACGAAATATGAAGAAGGCTAAATGTTGGAGCTCTATCAATAAGGTCCATATCATGGATTCATTTGAAGCCAGTAAACTTTATAAAAAACATACACTAGACTTTGTATACATTGATGCTAGTCACACCTATGAAGCAGTAATGGGTGATTTATTATCATGGTATAATAATGTAAAGCCGGGGGGTACTATTGGAGGGGATGATTATAATTCCTTCCCTGGAGTCAAGGCAGCTGTAAATGATTTTTTTAATTCTGATCAAAATAAACTAAGTTTCTCTGGTGCTCATACGTGGGAATATTTAGTAGATGAGTAAGGATTGGAAATATCAAGGAGGAAATCACCCAGAATATGATCCCCAGTGGCAAAAAGATAGGAAAGAATTATTTGACCGTGCTGGCAATGGCTGGTGGTGGGGTTGGACTCCTACTAACTGCCCCATTAGTGAAATGAAAGATTATTTTATTGAAAAGGTAAAAAAAGAAAAAGAGTTAAACAAATTAGCAGCAGAAAGAGAAACATCTATGATTGAAAGAGAAAGATTAATAAGTAAAAAGAAGTGGCTTAAAAGCGGGCGATATAGGGGAGAAATAATTAACTGTGCTTACTGCGGTAAAGAAATCATTAGAAAAACAATAGCTACTAAATACTGTGGTAGGAATTGTGCGGGTTATGCATATAAAAAAAGGACTAAAATATCATGAAACCTTATGCTATAGCTATGTGGGATTTTTCTTGGTTAGAAAGACCAGAATATGATGACTGGGATAAATCTCTAGATGAGCTTCAAGAAAGAGGATACAATGCCTTGAGAATTGAATGTTATCCTTCCATATTTCCATCTACTAAAGTAATAGACCCTATATGGTCATCAAATGATTGGGGGTCTTCTAAACCTGTAAATGTAGAGAGTTTCAAACTCCTAGACTTTCTAGCTAAATGTAAGGGCCGAGATATAAAAGTGGGTTTATCTACTTGGGGTAGGGGCTGGCAATATAATTATGATTTTTGTGCGGGCTGGGAAGCTGTATTAGATAATATAATGGCTTTCAAAGATAGTATACTTTTTGTAGACCTTACCAATGAGTTTCCTATGGACTTATGGACTAAATATTCTTGTGGTAATTCTACAGAAGAAAAGTTTGAGTGGGCTAATAATACATTATTAAAATTTAAAGAAAATTATGATTATAAATTTTGCTTTACTTTAAATGACTATAATAACCGCTTATTGACAGAAATGGATTATATAAATATGAACATATGGATTGCATCAGTTTCGGGTTGGCAAACTGAGGTTGGTTATTCTCACCGGTTTTGGGATAATGATTCTTATAATATTCTAGTAGAAAAAGGGGAAGAAATATACAGAGCAAAAGAAGAACAATGGAAATCGGGATTATCAACTTCTATAGATGCATTAGCTGAATGGTCTAGAAAAATTAATAAATATATCATTTGTACTGAGGGTTGGGGTCCCATCGACTACAAAGATTATCCTGGTTTGAATTGGGGTTGGGTAAAAGAGATTTGTGCTTATGGTGTTGAAAAATCAATTGCTTCAGGACAATTCATAGCGATATGTACTAGTAACTTTTGCGGGCCTCAATTCAAAGGGATGTGGGAAGATGTTGAATGGCATAAAAAATTGACAAGGAGAATAAAAAATGGAGGATAGATCTCTTAATAAGGAAATAATTAAATTGGTAGAAGATAAGCTTGATTTCGGTCAAAAAAAATATGGTAGTGATGTAACTCTAATGGATAAAAGGGATTGGGGGGAAGAAGGCCTGGAGGAGGCAATAGACATGATTGTATATTTAGCGGCAGAGCTGATAAGATTGAGAGCTCTTAAAAAAGAATTAAATGAATTGCTAATATTAATAAAGGAGAAACAAGATGACTAAAGGGACTAAATATTTTTATGGTGCTACATTACTCAGGGTTGTTGATGGAGATACCATTGATGCTTTAATTGACCTGGGCTTTAAGACCTTTGTAAAAAACCGTATTCGCTATATGGGGATTGATACTTGGGAATCTCGTACTAGAGACTTAGAAGAAAAGAAAAAAGGTAAAGCTGCCAAAGCTAGAAATAAAGAACTACTTGAACAGAATGATGGCAAATTTCTTGTTCAAAGTCATGGCTTAGGAAAATATGGCCGTTTACTAGGGGAAATATTTATTGAATCTTATGATGGGGCGGTGAATAAAGAAGAACCTTTTAGTGTAAATGAAATATTAAAGAGTGAAGGCCACGCCTATGAATATTCTGGAGGTAAGAAACGAGTATTCGGTTCTAAGAAATAATGAGGGCAAGAATTGATGGCAATTGATAAATATCTTTAAATGAGAAAGAGACAACCTGACGAATGGAGAGAAGCTATTAACTTTACTAAACAAAATATAAATGACGTTATAAATACAGCAGTATTGAAGCTTTATAATGAAGGGGAAGTAGTTGATAACCCTAAATGGCAATCGGTTAAAGTAACAAATAATATGTATGAGGTAAGGAATCTTTTTTTAGAAATGAAAATGCCCGCATCTAAAGAAGCATTGGCTAGTCAAACTAAAGCAGATATGCCTTGGTCTGAAGATCATTTTCAAGAAAGAGTAGCTGGCCATCCAAGAAACCCAGGTAAGGAATATAAAAATTGGCCTTATTATGACCACTCAAAAGATAATAAAAGATTTAGACTCCAAAAATTTAGCCATACTTATATGGAAAGGTATTGGCCCCCCAGAGGGTTAGCAGGTGTAAGATATACAGCAGGAGACCTAAACCATTTAATAGAACGACTAGATAATGATCTATTAACCAGACAAGCCTATTTTGCTGTCTGGCACCCTGAAGATCAAGTTGATAGAAAGAAAAGGGTTCCCTGTTCTCTGGGCTATCATTTTATGGTAAGAAATGGGAAAATGGATTTAACATATCATATTAGAAGTTGTGATGTAAGAAGGCATTTTAAAAATGATATATATCTTACTATACGTTTAGCACAATGGGTAGCCAAACGTATAAAAGAAAAAGTAAATCTGGGTAATCTATATATGTGGATTGGCTCTTTACATTGTTGGGAAGCAGAAAAAGAAATGTTAAAAAAGGGGATAGTATGAGTAAACCCATAGTTGCTGGAATCTTTGGAGGAATTGGAGGGGGTTTATTAGGGGCCCAGTGGGCCGGCTTTGATGTACTTTATAATGCCGAGCCTAGAAAATGTTTTGATCCTGAAACCTTTAAATCAAATTTTCCCAATAATGCCGAATACATTAATAATATAACAGAAATTCCGTTAGATAGTTCAATTGATTTAATAATAGGCAGCCCTGATTGTAAACAGTTTAGCAACTTAAGTACAAAAAGAAAAGACAGGGGGAAATTACATGAATATAATTGGGATGAATTTGATATAACTAAATTCTTCCTTTATGTAAAAACCTTTGAGCCCCATAGTTTTATTTTAGAAAATGTCCCCAATATATTAAAAACTTTTTGGTTTGAAGATAATACTTTGTGTTTTATTGGAGCAAAAGAAGAGTCAGGACATATATTAAGTCTTCCTCACTACAGAATCCAGACTGTCTTACTAGATGCTTACGATTTTGGTGTACCTCAACATAGGAAAAGAGTATTTTTTGTGGGCAGTCGTATTATAGAACCTAAGTTTGATTTAGAAGAATTAAAAAGAACTGAGTTTATTGAAGCATTCGGGAGGCGAAGCTCTTACAGGGCTGTAGATGAGGCTCTATCTAATCTAGAAAAAAGAGATAATATGGAAAAACCTCGTCATACCGCTAAAAGAGTTGACGGATTTAGAAAATTAAGAATAGGACAATCTTACTATGGAACTCAAAATAATAAACGTTTGGACCCTGATAAACCAGCGGGTACAGTTACTTCTCACTGTTCTAGGTTTGTCCATCCTTATCTCCCTAGAGTATTGACAGTAAGGGAGAATGCCCGATTAATGGGTTTCCCAGATTATTTTATTTTCAAAGGAAGTGAAACTAGTCAATTAGACCAGGTTGGAAAATCAATAGTACCCCAAGTAAGTATGGCCTTGAGTTATTACTTAAAAAGAGAAATAGAAGAAGATGCGAGAAAAAGCAGCTAGAATACTTGCTCTAGTCAATATTGTAGATATAGTTAAAAACTATATTCCTTTAGAAAAATTCGGTGAAAACTATCGATCGAAATGCCCCTTCCACCACGACACCGACCCCTCCCTATCCGTTTCCAGTAAGTTAGGTATATTTAAATGTTTTGGAGCGGGTTGTGGGGTTGGTGGTAATGCTGCAATATTTATATCGAAATATGAAGATATAACTTATGCTCAAGCCCTAGCTATTTTAGCTGAAAAAATAGGTCGGGCAGATCTTGCCCCTAATTTTAAAAAGAGGGAATTCAATGATGTTTTTGAAGTAAATGGCCTAGTATTAGAATTATATAAAAGGATATTGTTTACTAAAGACTCGGTCAGCGAAAAAGCTAGAGGGGCTTTAAGAGATAGGCGTATTACCCAAGAAACTGCTAAGTTGTTTGATTTAGGCTATAGCCCAAACTCTTGGACATGGTTAGTTGACCAAATCCCTAATCCAGAGGCAATATTTAATGCTGGATTAATTGTAAAAACTGATGCGGGCCATTATAGAGACTTCTTCAAAAATCGGATAATATTTCCAATATATCATAAACAAAAATTGATAGGCTTTATAGGTAGAACGTTGGGGGTATCTAAAAAAATACCTAAATATTTAAACTCTAAAGATGCTGATTGGTTTAAAAAGAGTAGAATGATGTATGGTTGGCACATTAATGGGAAGGCAGTAAAAAGCCAGAAGCATATAGTAATAGTAGAGGGTCAGTTTGATGTGTTACAATTGTACCAACGTGGTGTACAAAATGCCGTAGCGGTTTCCGGTTCATATTTCGGGGCTGAACAAGCTAAACTTTTTAGTCACTATATAAATAGGGCTACAATATTCAGTGATGGAGACGCAGCAGGGAGTGCAGCTTCTCTAAGGATAGCAGAATTTTTAGTTGAAAGAAGTATAGATGTAAACATCATCCACGTAGATGGAAAAGACCCCGACGATTGTGCTAGGTATAAACACCGATTTGACTGGAAAAAGTTAAATAATAAATATTCTTTCACTTTAGCTGAATACGCTTTTAAAAACGGGGGGATAGAAGAAGCTCTTAAAAGAATAAGTAGCTACAAGACTAAATTAAAATTGAGTCGGGCTTTAGGAGAATTAAGTGAATTGTCCGGTTATGATGAAAAACATTTAGAAAGATGGCTTACAGACTACAAGAAATCTCCGATGACGGGGATAAATATTTCAACCCCCACTACTCAATTAAAGTTAAGTGAGGAATTAGTTTTGATATCTGCTATAAATGGAAAGATTGATTTAAACCCTTATCTAAGGAAAAAAATAGAACCAAAACTATTAGAGCTAATTGAAAATAATAGTGACGGCTATATTCAAGAATTGGCAAAAAACAGTAAATATGCTACTCGTTTACATATGCTGGGAAACTTGAAAGATAAAAGAAAATATATTGATGATTTATTAGTAAAAATAAATCTTACTTTTATGCAAAAGGATGTGAAAGACTTTAAAAATAAATATGAAGAAACTCAAGATTCTAAATATCTGAATAATATTCAGAAAATGGTTCAAAGAATAAACAAGTTAAAAATAAAAGTAAGGCATGGAAAAAGTTATGAGTCAAGATACAAAGAAAATAATAGCTCTCAGGTTTGACACAGTAGCCGAGGCTGAATATTTAGAGTCAATCCTTGAGGCTAATTTAAAGATAACCTCTGATCACGGTCGCCCAAAGGAGGCTGATGAATTATTAAAAGCCCTAAAAGGTTGTATAGAAATGTTTAAAGCTAAATCCCGAGTTGTAGATGATGCAGGGGTTGATATTGAAACCGGCAAGTATGTGGGAGATGCCTTATCTTATCAAAAAGAACCAGCAGATCCAAAAAAAGAATATATGGATAAAATACGTGGAAAAGAAGAGAATAAATAGACATACCTACTTTATGGAGATAGCTAAATTAGCTTCTCAAAGAGGTACCTGTCCTAGAGCTCAAGTAGGATGTGTATTAGTTGGATTAGATAATAGAATTAAAGCTACTGGATATAACAGCAGTCATCCCGGTTCTCCTCATTGTTCTAATACTGGTTGTGTGGTCATTGAGGATCATTGTATTCGTACAATACATGCTGAGGTGGCTGCTGTTCTTAATTTAGAGAGACGCTACGACCACTTAATTGCCTACATTACTCATGAAGCTTGTATGCATTGTTACAAGATATTAACCGCAGCAGGGGTAAAACAGATTGTCTATTGGGAAAGATATGGGAAAGAGAATGGGGAATTTTATAACCTAAGACAGGAAATTAAAGTTAATCCTTGGTGTTTACAAGATTTAAATGAGAACCTAGATGTATAATAAAGTTAGGATAATAAAAAAATTGGATGATGCTGAAAACAGCATAGCTGAATGGAAACAAGAACTTGAAAACTCAAACAAAGACCTGCTTAAATTTTATAAGAAGGGGCAAAAACTTGCTAGTACCCGTCTAAGACGGAAATTAAAAAGTTTAATTGATGAAATTCAAATCCTCAGACTAGATATAAAAAGGCTAAGTAAAGAAAGAGAAATATTTAAAGGCACCGAATTTGAAAAAGACTTTAAACGAATCAAAAGATCTGACGCTTCCTCTAAGTAATTGTGGGAGCTGTACTCTTTATAAAGATTCTAGCTATCACCCACATAATTATTGGGGTACTCTTAATAATCCGGATGTACTATTCGTGGGAGAAGCACCAGGGAAAACTGAAAAAGCTACCGGCAAAGCCTTTCAGGGTAGAGCTGGACAACTCCTTCAAAAAGAACTAAAAGCTATAGGTATAGAAAGTTTTGCTATAGCTAATGTAGTTGCCTGCAGACCCGAAACTTTAGACCCAAAATATAATAAGCTGAGGGATAGAAAGCCTACCGCTACAGAAGTCAAAAATTGTTCTGAAAACCTAGATAGTATTATAGCACAAGTTAATCCTAAATATATTGCAGCTCTTGGAGCTACCGCTATGAATAGAATGAAGATAAAAGGGGGTATTACTGTTAATAGGGGGGTTATGGTAGAAACACAATATGGTCCAGTCATTCCTATCTACCATCCCGCATATATTCTAAGAGCCCCTAATTTTATTACCGAATTCCGTCAAGATTTAAAAACATTAAAGAGTTTTATCGGGGGCAATAAAGATATAGCTGAACCACAAGGTGATTATATAATAATTGAGGATCCTACTGAAGTTGAAGAATTAGAAACTATTCTAACTAAACGTAAAGCATTTGCTTTTGATATAGAAACAGACGGCTTAGTATTTTATAAAGATAAAATTATGGGGATTGGCTTTTGTAATAAGGTAGGAATTGGATACTATGTCCCTTTATTACAATCTGTATCTAAAGAACCTTACTGGGATGAACATCAAGATAAAGTTATAGAAATTCTTAAAAGAATTATGACTAATCCGGTAAAAAAGATAGCCCACAATGGAAAGTTTGATATAAAATTCATTCAACATCACTGGGATATACCGGTTAATAATTTTTGGGTAGATACAATGCTACTACATTACGTATTAGATGAAAACAAGCCCCACGGTTTAAAAGAGCTGGCAGGGTTTTACTTTCCAGAAATGAGAAATTATGATAAAGCCTTAAGAACCGCTTTAACTATTAAAGACTTTGGGGATGAATCTTTTGGTAATGTACCTATAGAAGTATTAGGCCCTTATTGTGCTATGGATTGTGAATCTACCTATCGACTAGCAAAAACATTATTAGACCAATTAACTTCGGGTCTAAAAAAGCTATTCTTTAATTTTTATATGCCACTTTCCAAGGTATATACTGAAGCAGAATTACTAGGAGTAAAAGTAGATTCACCCTATATAAAAGAGATTTTTAAAGAAAATGCAACTAAAATAGTGAATCTAGAGGCTCAAATTTATGAATTAGGGGGAGAGGAATTCAATATTAACTCTACTCAGCAACTATCTCACATATTATTCGATAAATTAAACTACCCTATTATTGAAAAAACCGCTTCAATGAAACCCTCTACATCAGAGGGAGCACTTAAAACTTTAATGAAAAAATTGAAAGGTAAGACTCCTATTTTGGAGAGCGTGTTAGAGTACCGTAGGTTAAAGAAGATGAATACCACATACTTGAAACCTATGTTGGAAAAGGCGGATGAAAATTCAAGAATTCATCCGTCTTTTCTTTTACATGGTACAGTTACTGGCCGTATATCTTCTAAAGGACCTAATATTCAAAATATTCCTCGTGACCCAAGAATTAAAGGGATGTTTATACCTGAGAAAGGCTATGATTTTGTAGAAATTGACTTTTCTCAGGCTGAATTAAGAGTAATGGCTTTTTATTCCGGTGATAAAGTTATGACTAAACAATATATGAATGGAGAAGATATCCATTTAGCTACAGCAAGCTTTATTTTTATGAAAGATCCAGGAGAAATTACCAAAGCCGAAAGAAAAACAGCTAAATTAGTTAATTTTGGTTACCTGTATGGGGCTACTCCACAAAAAGCCCATTCAAGTATAAATGATAGAGTAGGAGTTGGAGATAAAATTATTTCTCTCCGAGAAGCAAAAATATTTAGAGAAAAATTCTTCCAAAACTACTACGGTGTTAATAAATTCATTTTTGACACCAGGAGAAAGGTCTTAAAAAATGGAAAAATTAGAAGTTGCTTTGGTAGGATCAGAACATTACCTCAAGTAGAAAGCCCCTATGATGAAAAAAAGAATGAGGCTCAAAGACAAGGTCTAAATGCTTTAATTCAAGGTACTGCTTCAGATCTAACTCAATTATCTCTAATTGCCATCCATAAATTTTTAATTCCTTATAAATCAAGATTTATGTTTACTGTACATGACGCGATTGTATTTGAGGTTCATGAAAGTGAAGATCACCTTTTACCTAAATTAAAAGAAATAATGGAACGTCAATATAAGCCTTTTAAATTTCCAATGGAAGCAGATGTAGAAATATTCAAAAATAGGTGGGGAAATGATTAATTGTATAGTTTGTAATGAAGAAGCATTATACTGTTTTACAGACTATATTGATGACCAAACCATAACCCTTGGTTATGCTTGTCAGAAACACTTTAACGATTGTTCAAGGAGATTTCATGGCGGAATTAGGCCTAAAAAATCAAAAGAAGAGATTAGTAAAAGACAAAGAAGAATTCATAGACCCTAGTTTCTTCAAAATACAATTTTCTATCAATGGGAGAGTATTTAAGAAGGCAGTTGATGGATTATTAGCTTTTGAATCTGATCAGTTGGATGATTTAACTGATGGTGACCTGGATAATGCCCTGGATCAGTGCTCCTATTATCGATTTACCTTTTTAGCGGCAGGTGTGGAATTGGAACATACTATGGATACTAACAAAAGAGAATTTGAAGCATGGTACGCTGAAAAAACTGAATTAGCTAGGAAAGAAATAATTGCTGAAAGAAAAGCTATGAAGGAAAGAGATAAATTACCTAATAATTGGCTGGGCTCTATTACTAAAGATGATTTGAGGAATAAAATTATGATTTCACCCATTACTAAACAGGAGTACAATAATTTTGTAGTAAAATTATCTGATATGGGTAAACAAATTAAATTATGCTATGGTTTAAGAGATATACTTCAAGAGCGGGGAAGACACCTCCAGTCACTTGGAAGAAGACGTCTAGAAAACAGACGAATGAGTTTTGGTGTAAAAGATTATGTCAGCTGAAAAATTTGTAGATTGGCTTTCTATGAAATATAAAGAAACAAGGATTATCGGAGATAAAAAAGTTAACCTCGGTACTCTAGAACCTAATACTTATTTTATTATTCCTACTCTTTATGGGGGACTGATTGGTCAACTACTAGAGTCATCAACTAATGCAACTGTAAAATGGATAAACCACCCTGGAGTGAAAGGGAATAAGCGAGAAATAATTTCCTATAGTACTCATGTATACCCGTACGACTACTAGCGGGGTACTTCAATTAAAGATTTTAGCTACTCTTATATTTAAATATGAAAAAAATAACAATAACCGTTGGTGAAAGCATTAGAGTACAACCATATGAGACCATCAAGCCCGTCGTAACTATGGAATATGAGGTACCTGATGATGTAGACCTGGACGAATATTATCAGGAAAAGTATAAAGAGGTTAAAAGAATCTGGAACATGCACTTATATAATTTATTGTATAATGTTGATGTAAGAAAAAATAGCAAAAGTGTATTTGACTTCGCAGAAGATTTGGTTCTTGGGAAAGAGAAATTTCCTAAGTTTATACTAAAACAACCCGAAAAGGAGAAAGAAAATGAGTAACTTCTCTGATACTCTTCACAATATAGAAAGGGCTATGGAAAACATTAAAGTTGACCAGCCTAAAGTTGAGAAGGGTGTAACAAAAGCTGCAAGGCGAGTTCGCAAGGAGCTTCAAACCATTTCAAAATGGTGTAAAGAAGGCCGGAAACAGGCCTTAGAAGCTTCAAAAAGCGAATAATGACAATAAACGACAACATAAAAACGACAAAGGAGACAACTAAATGCAATTAGGACAACCAAAACATCTCAAGAATAGTAAGGGAGATGGAGGCGGATTAATTAGAGTCCGTCTAGATGAGGGAGACAACGTTCATAGAATTTTATATGGACCGGTTAAAATCTCTCTCCAATACTATCCTGTATTAACGGAAGATGAAACTTCTGGAGATATGGTTCAACGAATGAAGGTTATTCGAAGAGACCCTTCAGTAGGTACTCCGTTAGATGTTCTTGCTTCTCTTGAAAAAAGAGTCCGCAGGGAAAGAGGCGAACCTAACCCCTCCTCTTCATTAAACCCATCAACCAAATGGTTATATAAAGTAATAGACAGGAATGATCCTGATTATCCAGCAGTTAAAATTGTTGAATACCCTTATACTGTATATAAACCATTAGAAGAACTAGAAGGATCAGTTTCTACAAAAGATTCTTCAAAGTTAATGTATGGTTTAATCTTCATGTGGGATGCTATTATTACTAAAAGCATAGACAAATCTAAAGGAATTAGATTTGGTACAAGCTATAGTGTAAAAGTTGACCCTGAAAATACTTATGCTGGTAAAGTACCGGCTTCTTATCTGGGTGCTACTACTGATGAATTAGTAACAAACGGACTTAAGTTAGATAAGTTTTTCACACCTGAAGAATGGGCCGCTGTTGAAGAAGATGGAAAATCCGGTACCAGTTTAGAAGATATCGGAAAACCGGAAACAACCGAAGAAATTACGGAAAAGCTAAAGCAATTCCCTATTTTCTTAGGTGCTACTAACCAGGACGGGAGTTATAGATTCCCATCAGTTGAGCAGTTTAAAGAACAGCTTACTAAACAAGGTTTAGACTTTCTCGAAGGTGGGGAAGACGAAAAACCTAAACCCCAACGGTTAACAGCTTCAACCACTACTGAAGATTCTAAAAAAGAAGTTGTCTTTGAAGAAGACGACGAAGAAACAGTAGTTGAAGAAACGGAAGTTGTGGAAGAATCAACAGAATCAACTGAAGAAGATTCTGATGATGATTTTCCCGAATGGTAAAAAAGAAAACTACTGAAGTAGTTGATA